GCGTTGCCTGCATCAATCTACGCTGCAATTCGGCTGGCGTTAATTGGTCACGCTCCATGCCCTGAATGATGAGTTGCGCCGCTTTTTGTTGCGCAGCAGCACCGCTTCTTCCTAACACGTCACGCGCCTTGCCAACACCATAGCCTGCAAGCCCCATGGCTGGCGGTATGGCGGCACCAACACCAGCACCAAGGCCAGCGCCTATAGCTGCACCTTGAAGCGTATTAACTGCACCGCCTTCAGCTTGCCCTGCGCCACCCAACGCGCCACCGGCAGCTCCCATCAGTGCGCCGCGGCCAACCTGTGCGCCAATGTTGGTGCCTTGCAGAGCAGACGGTAAAGCGCTTGTCACGGCCCGTGCGCCCCTGGTTACTGCCCCGGCAAGTTGGGGCGCGCGCGCGGCAACGGCTGGCGCAGCAGCGCCCATCGTTACAGCGGCGGGAAGTAAGGCGCCAGCAAGCTCACTACTTGCCGCAGCCATGGGGCTGCGCTTTTGGTATTCCTTAATACCTTCGCGTACTGCTTCAACGTTGTCCTGGTAAGAACCTTTAGTAAACGCCGCTTTAACCGCGGCCTCGATTTCATCAGAAAAGCCAAACGTTAAGCCTTGCATGAAAGTGCGAAACGCGCCTGCTTCAACTTCGCCAACGCCTCGACGTTGCCTCGCCATAGCACCAAGATAGCGTGATGGCGTATAACCCTCTAGTCGAAGGTAAGCCTCCATATCTGTTTGCGGAGCACCTTGCTCAAACATCTTGCGCATGTTGGCGGAAACCCGCTCAAGGTTTGTCATTACTTATCTCCTTGGCGTAAGACCGTATTGATTCATAATGCTTGGGGCGCCTGGTATGGCTATTCGTCCAGATAATGACGGATAGTTCATGCCTTGTGCCGTGTACTGCTTTCTACGTTCATCTTCAATGTTTCTAATTTCTTTTTCCAGTTCGCCAAGCTTTACTTTGATAGCCTTATCATCGTCCGTTGGGAGCGGGATAAATGGCGCAAGACGCGGAACCTCGGCAACAGGAACCGTTGCACCTGAAATATCCTTAATCAACATACTTCCAATACGGGCAACCGCTGCACGCGTTCTGATGTTCGCTTCTGACGCAAATGGATCTCTGATACCGGCTGGCGTTCTTCCTGTGAGTGGACCAACCGCGCCAGGATTTTGCTCAACAAGCCTGGCGGCATCCTGAATGGAAGTTAGATTGGCTTGATTCTTAACAAACTCTTCCGTTACCGCGGTGGGAATATCCCGGCCTTTGCCTTTTAATGGCTGGCCCATTGTGTCGCCAATCGTTGGCCCAACAATCTGCCTGGTTGGTTGCGTCATGGTCCTTGATGTATAGAACATATTGCCAGCGGCATCCGTAACCAAATCAACATCACCTTGCCTTGCACGCAATGCTGATAAGTCAACCTCTCGCCCTCTATAGCCAAGTTCTTGGCGGCGGAATGCGTTTTGCTGCTCCGCTTGTTGCTGATCAAACTTAAGTCTGCGCTCGTTCAAATCCTGCGTGCTTAATGCTCTCAGGTTAGTCGCCACCTCTCCAGGCGTCATTTCCATATCGTAACTGCCAACTGTTTTGCCAGTATTTTTGTCACGAATTAAAATTTTGTTTCCTGTCTTGATTTGCTCTTCATTTGGTTGCGGCGCAACATCAAGCACCTTAATCCCACCACGCTTGCCAACAACATAACTAACAGGTCTTCCGCCAATCATGCCTGTGTTGGTTCCTGTGCCGTACTCTTCAGGCTTAACATTTTCGCCAATGTACTTGACCGCTTCAGCGTATGGCATTTGCGAAGCAATCAATCGTTGCTCTGGCGTAAGGCTGGCAAACGGCCTTATTGATTCAACAGCTTTTTCTTGTGCGCGCGCCGCGGTAACGGTTGGCCCCATACCTTCAGCCCCCATGGCGGCAGCACCGGCCTGGAATCGTTGAGCCTCGGTTGGTTGTGTTGTTAACGCCTGGCGTAAAGCTTGCTCGCGCTGTTGCTGTTGCGCCATCTGCGCAAGTTGAATTTGAAGTAGCTGCCTTTGCAACCCTTGTTGCTGCACACCTTGCAAGCCTTCAGCCAATGTGCCGCCACGGGCAACGGTTGAGCCTAATTGCGCAAGCGTTAAGAATCGCTGCCTGCGGCGTTCTTCCTCATCCATAGGCATGGAGGGCAAGCCAGGATATTGCTGCAAGCGATCAAGTCCTGATCCAAAACGATCAAGCAAGCCTGGCGCATAACCTTGTGACGCAGCTTCAGGCGAGTTCGGCACTTGCTGACCGCTGTAGCTTCCGCTGCCCGTGAAAAAGTCCAATAAAGACGCCATGTTCAACCCCTTGTTCTACGGTCAAGTTCCTTAACCGCTTCGACCAGTAACCCTGTCACTTTCGGGTAGTTCACCGCCATCATGCCGTTATCGCCTTGCACAACGGCTTCGGGCATAACGCGGCGAACGTCTTGCGCCATGACTCCGCCCGTTCGTTGGTCATCACCCTTGTAGTTGTAGTCATAGCCAGCAAGTTTCCCAATTTGGGAAAGCGGCGAATCCATACGATCAATGTTTTCCTTCATGCGCCTGTCTGAACTAGCCAAGTAAGCAAGTGACGCCAATGTGCTAATGCCCTGGCCGATCTGCTGACCTGGTGACAGGCGCTGCGATGTGACTTGCTCATTTTGCGCAGGAAACTGACCAAGGCCAGCCTGAAGAATGCCGAGTTGTTGCAACGGGTAAGCTTGTTGGCGTAAAAAGTCTTGGTACGCCAAATCAAGTTGCTGTTGTTGCAAGCCTTGCTCAATACCGCCAACTTGCATGAGTTGTTGCGCTTGCGCTTGGCGTAACGCATCTTCAGCGCCGCCAGCACTAAGCAATTGTTGCGCTTGTTGACTACGAATCGCTTGTTGCTGTGCGCCCAACCCTGCCAGTTGCGCAGCCTGCGCCTGGCGGGCCGCAACGTCTTGCTGCGCAAGTTGCGCGGCTTGACCAAACCCTTGGTAAGCCAAATTGCCAGCCGTTTGTCCTGCTGCCATGAGTGCGGCTTGATTCGTCAAGCCTTCAACAATGCCCTGGCGCGATCCGCCAAAGGCACGGGCGCGAGTGGCGGCGGCTAAGTTTCCAAGTTGTTGCTGTTGGCGTTGCATCTCAATGTTTTGCAGCGCCGTATTGATCACTTGCGTCTGAAATGGATTCACAAACTGACCAATGTTTTGCGCAATACCGGTTGGTTGCATCGCCAATGATGTTGCGTAATCAACGGTTGCAGTACCAGGCCCAACCTGACCGGCTTGCGCTAACTGTTGCAAGCCAAGCGTTGTGGCGGCAGTAGGCTCAACTTGCGCCAGACGCTGCAATCCGGTAAGCGTTGCTTGCGTAGGCGCCGCGATACGCGGGCCTTGGTAAGCCGTATAAGGCTGATTGGCAATCTGTTGCGCTCTGCCATATACGTCAAGCGCTGCCGTTTTGAATTCAGGATCAAGTTCAAGGCGAGTTGTTGATCCGCCGCCGCTCTTACTCATAGTGATAACTCCTTGGACATAACCGTCCAACGTTCCTTGTAATCTTCACCCGCCAAAAACGAACGAATCCAACCTCGTCTGCCGGATAACGTGATCATGTCGCATTGGATGTGACGCGCCCACGATTCAATGATTGGACGCATCGCTGAAAGTTCTTCCAGTTTGCCGCCAGCCAAAAAGTAATGGAGGCATTTCTTTTGCGGGTAAACGTGGACTTCAGTGATGACTGCGGACTGCTGACCAGGCCAGAATTGCATCACCTTGTCAATCACCGCTTTGCGTATGTCTTCAATGGTATGCGTTCCATGGCTAAAGCGCAACGCCGCCTCAAGGTATGGCGAACATCGATCCCAATGCGCTAAATCACTCACGCTGCGCCAAAACCTAACAGGGTTTGCCCTGCCACTGATGGGAATCCGCCAGCCAATAAGCCTTGGCTAAACGCGCCTGGCGCAGTGCCTAGCATTGCCATGGGTTGTGCGCGTTGAGCGGACGCTATACGCGCAAGCTCCAACAAATCCTTGTTCGTTTGCTGACCAACGCCCGTGTTGATCACGCTTAACGCTTGATCGTAATTCAAACCGCTGTTAAGCAAATCATTAAAGTAAGACGCTTTGCCTTCAGCGTCACGCCCTTGCAATTCGGGCGCCATCTGCACAGTCTGACCGAGTTGGCGGAGATAGTTGAACTGCTGCGGCGTTTGAAAGCCAATCGATGCGCCAACAAGGTTTTGAATTTGCTGATCGCTGTAACCCTGGCCGCGCAAATTGTTGTAAAACGCAGCTTTATCAAGCGCCGTTTTTGTGGACACATCACGCACTTGATTCATCAGTGCTTGATTCTGCGCCAACAATCCAGCCGTTGGCGATTCATTGGCGAGCAATCCACGGTTTACCATGCCCGCCACAATGTTTGCGGTTGGCGCTGCCGCTTGCATAGCGGCAAGATTTGCCGCCTGCGTTTGCCGCACTTCGGATGCCGTTGGAATGTCACTAAATAACCCTTGCTCCTGGCCGTAACCATAATTGAGCAAACCCGTAGGTGCTAATCCTGCACGCACTTCGTAATCGGAGAGCGGAGCAATGTTGTATTCCATTTCGCCCGATTCAAGGCGTGTTCCGCCAGTGCGCTCGGTCGTGCTGCGCCCTGTTCTTGGAATGGGGATTCCTAGTTGCTCAAATGATGTGGCTTCAACCGGCGTTGGATCAAGCCTTGCAATCTCGCCGCGAATCTGCGCTGGCGAGTAACCTTGCTTGAGCAAAGTTTGCACATAGCCTTGTTTCGTCGCAAGCGATGCGTCACGATTCCAATCAAGACCAAAAATCTTGAGCGTGCGCGACTCTGCTGGCTTTGCGGTTGCGCCTGCGCTTGTAGCACCACCTGTAGCACCACCTGTGGTGCCACCTGTCGTGCCTCCTGCTGCACCGCCTGCGCCTGCTTCAGGAAGCTTTAGCCCAAGCAAATTGAAATTTGATTCTGTCAGTGCTGACTTATCAGGTTCAAGCCTTGAAATCTCAGCGCGAATATCGGCAACGTCATATCCTGAATCAATCATGTCTCGCACAAGCTTTTGCTTTGCAGCAAGCGAGGCGCTGGTGTCCCACTTAAAAGTTGCAAATGGATAAAGGATTGCCATTTCAAATTCCTTACATGGTGGTGGCGCTCAAGACGCCAGCATTTGATACCGCCAGTGAGTACCGCGTGCCGTTGGGCGAGCGAATAACAATCAGTTCGTCTTGGCCCATTTCGATGTTGGCGTTCTTTTTGCGATTGATCGCGTCAGCCAACTCCAAAGCACGCCGAAACGATTGCTCTTCAATCTGGTTGTAGTCAACACCAGGACGCGGCAGTTTCATCGCCTGCTGCCTTGCTTGGCGTTAAACCGCATAATGCCAACCCGCCAATCCGTATTGTTGTTGCCGTTGACGCGAACCTTCATCTGCCTGCCCTGCAAACGCACTGACGTTGGATTGGCTAACGAATACGGACCATGCGTTGTTTCCGTTGCAGTTGGATACAAGCGCGTTTTGAACGTTGCCGTTACATCGCCAAGTGTCAAGTCATCAGGGATAAGTTGATCCGCCACAAGCAAATTGTCACCCATACCAATTTGGTACGGTCCCGATTCAGCATATGGCGTTTGCCCGTCATAGTTCCAGCCAGCTTCGTGTTCGTAAACGTAACCATCGGATGAGCACATCAGTGGCGATGTAAACACACCCTGACCGGTTCCAACCGTTCGTGCCAACGTGCCAATCGTCCAATGATTTTCTCGGTAATTCCACACCACATAACTGTCAATTTCGTTGCTTTCGGATGACGGATAAAACCAAATGATTTCTGCAAACTTTGAGTTGTGAATCGCGTTTACTTTGCTGATTTGCGTTCGGTTGATGTCACGAAACACAAAGTCAGATACATCGGATTGGAGCGGTTTGACGTAACCGTCATAAAGCCAAAACCCGGATGATCCCATCCAAACGGCAAACGTGTCGGCAGCGGCAACGCTCAACACGCCCACAGCGCCACACCCTGTCCCTACTTTTTCAAACCCATAAACGTATGGCGGACCCTGGTACTGCGCCAAGTGGGCATCCACATCCGTCAGAATCAAAACGCCACCTCGAACGCGCCTGGCGCAAATGATCGAGCCTGGCGTTGAAAGGATAAAGTCACCCGCTTGGTTCGTTGCGGCTGGCGTCCAAACCGTGTTGTCTTCCTGGTCCGACCATTGCACCTTACGCGGATCGCCGCCAGCGCCAAGCGCAAACAGAAAACGCTCTTCAGAAACAATCAATCCTTTGCAACTCGTTGGCGCATTGGTGATGGCAACGGCTTTGGTTGGTGTGGCAAAGTCTAGTTGCCACTCGTAAAGCTTGCCATCATAGTCTGAACACGCCACAAGATACTGGCCCCAATTGTCCATCGACCAGGTGGTGGCAGGAAGCACGCCGTTATTGCTTGCCGGAATGCGTGCAACGCCATAAGCCTGCTCGCCATAGTCACCATTTCCGTAACCCGTCGATCCTAGAGCATCGGTGCGCCCTGCACTGAAACTTGTTGGCGTAATGTCAGCCTGATCGCCATCGCCCTGGTAAGCGTAAAGCTTTGACGCGGTACCAACGGCAAGCCATATATTGGCTGAGTTGTCGCGCCAGGCATACATGCCACGCGGCACACCTGATGTTTGGGCGGTTGTCCATTTACGCCATCCGCCCATAGGACGCAATGTGCCTTCAAACCAGCGCACAAGATTGGCGTCATACCATCGCCCTTGCGATTGGTACTCTGTACCGTTTCTGTAAATGCCTGGCGGCAATTTGATGGGAACAAGTGGCATATCAGTTGCTCATATAGAGGGCCATCTCATCTCGGCGGCGTTTGACCAGGCCCGGCAACTCTTTCCCGCCCGCTTTTGTCCACATTCTAAAGGCATCT